CGTGACTACGGTTGAATCAATTGCAATCGTTACTGGCGAAGAACCGTTAAAACTTGTGCCAGATAATCCTGTTCCTATTGTCAACGCATTAGGAGTATTCGCTGCAATCGTTGCACTACCACCTAGTGATATAGCAGATCCATTTATTGTAATCGAGCTATTCGTTAATCCTGAATTTGGAATAGTCGCATTAATTTGACTAGGCGCAATAGATATTGCTTGAGCAGATAACGCAGATAATTGACCTTGAGCATTAACTGTAGCACTTAGTGTGTTACTTGCAGAGCCATACGATCCTGCCGTAACACCTGTATTTGTAATACTAAATGTATTGCTTGATAAGGTTAATCCTGTCCCTGCAAAATAAGTATTTACATTTGAAAATTGTACCCAAGGCATTGCTGTAACATTAATTGTGCCTGATTGTGTTGCAGTACATACCCAACCTGTATCAGATTGCCCACCATTTAAAATAACTGTATATGCACCTGGCACTTCTGACCATACATCCATATCGACTGCACGAGTCCAAGCAGATGTAGATGCGACATAAATACCATTATATTGACTTGATAACTGGTTTTTAACTAAAACCCTGTCACCAGCTAATGTTGTATAGCCGTCAATTGTCTGTAAACCACTTAACGTAATATTTGCCGTAGTTGCAACTTGGCAAGCAGCTTTAGGACCTAATCCTTGTGCAACAGTATCAACATAAAACTTATTAGCAATGTCTGAAGCATTTGATGGTGTTGTGCTAATTGATCCTGTAGTAGTAGATATGTTAGTAAAAACACCAGTAGAAGGGGTTACAGCACCGATTGTCGTACTATTAATTGTGCTGTTGGTAATATTTAACCCTGATTGGCTAGGGTTTACCGTTGCATAAAATGGCTGACCTTGACCAATAAACGTGTTAAAACTGCCATCCAAGTTAAAATATGCTTGAACAGGCAGTAAGTTTTGATCCTGCGTTAATGCTGGATCAGCCATAAACTACTCCTTAGTTTTGGTCAACCATAGGCATTACATACAATGTATTTGCCGTTCCTATTGCTGTAATTGAGAATACTGGTGGTACAACCATTACTTGTGGACTAGACATAGACACACCTAATACAAATGATTGTGAAGTATTACCGCCAGTAGGCAATACGGCTGCAGGTGCAGTTGTAGTTGTGCCAAGAACCGCAGGTGCAATAGTAACTGCAATAGGGGTAGTTCCTGTATTCAAAAACCCACAAAAGTTTACTTGGTCATTACCATTAGGGGTAATTGTGACTGCTGTAGAACTAGATGTAGTAACAGTAATAGCAGTTGTTGGGCCTACAAAACGGTATGCCGATGTATTTGCCATGATTTATCCTTAAGCAGCGTTAGTTGGCAATATAGTACCTTCTAAACGATCACAAGCCAAAATATAAGTACCAGCAACAGGAGTTACAGCCGAACCTGAAGCATTTACAAATTGAATACTTAATGTGTTAGCAGCAGATACCCAAGCACTTGTAATGCTGATCGAAGTTGTTTGTGCGCCATTTAAAGACACATTAATGCAATCATTAACTTGCAAGCCAGGAATAGTAAAAGTTTGCGTAACAGTTGTGCTTCCAGCAACTTGAGCAGGTGTCAAAGATGCGTAAACTAGGAATGATGCGTAAATGTTTCCACGCAAAATAGTTGTTTGTAAAGACATAATTTTTCCTTTGCAAAGAAAACCAGAATTGGTTGTTTAATTATACAACAATAAATAAAAAAACCCCCTTTTTTACGAGGGGGTTTTTAATTAAAACCGATTAAGAATAAGTGCTGAAATCGTAACCGTAAATATATACGTCAGCAGTAGCAGCAGCACCTTGCGCTGTAGCTACGTTGAAGTATAAGTTTTGACCACTTAATGTGTTTGTTGATGCAACAGTAAGTGGGTTAACAACTGTAGAACCTGTATTACCTGATAATGCAGTTGCAGCAGCAACAATAGCTGTACCTTGCTTGGCTGGAGCTGTGTAAACAGCAGCAGTAGCAGTAGTTAAGCTAGTTGAAGCATTAGTAACGATTACCTGATAAACAGAGTAGTTGCTTGAGTTGATAATAGGCATCACAGTATCGCCTGATGCATTTACGTTTACACCTGTAGCAACGGCTAACAAACGAATTGCTTGGTTTGTGCCTAAGTTGTTAGGGTGAATTGTTACGGTGGTTGCTGGTCCTGGATTAGACATTATGTTTCCTTTCTAAATTAAGCTGCAACACGGCAAGCGAGTTCAGGATATAGTGGAGCCCATCCGTACAGAACATCTAAACGAGTAGGAATGCTGTCGTTGTTGATGGTGTATTGACGAACAACACGCATAGACAAGCCGATTTCTTTATCAGAAGCACGACCAGCGAAATGTACACCTTCTGGCAACTCTAAGTCAGCGCAAGCAAGTGTAAATGCATTTCTGTGCATAATAATGTTCTGTGGAGAAACTGCACCTGTGCTGTTAAATTGCGTTACAGCAGCAGAAGCAGATGGGCTTGGAATTGTTACGTTTTGGAACTGACCAGCAGTAATAACGGCTGGAGAAACAGTTACAGTAACGCTTGATCCTGAAGCGATAGATGCAGCAGATTTAACAACGAAGTTACGGAGCTTGTTAGATCCATAAGCCTGACGGTTTTGTGGGTTAACTGCATAAACACCAGCAATTTGGATTACGTCACCTACGTTCAAGTTCAATGTACCTGTGTTGGCAGCAGTAATACTAATGTTGGAGCTTGATGCCCAACCACTTGATAAGAAACCAGTTGCAGTAGTTGTAGCCACAGATGCAGTAACAGTAGTAGTGCTGTTGTTACCAAAAGTCTGGCTAACTACGTTTTGATCAAGTTTCCAATTCATACCAGCAGAATCACGACCCATCAAACCTTTACGATACTGTTCGCCAATTGCTTCTTGTGGCACAAATAAACCCTTCAAAGAATCAACGATAGTTGCAGATGTAAATGGCTCAACGATACAAGCACGTCTGCCGTCACGAGGAGTACCTTCAGCATCGAGGTAAGCACCAGCAGTCAGGTATGTAATTAAACCTGTTGGGGGTGTACCAGCAACACCAACGATATTCGCTGTGTTAGCAGTAGCCATAACCATACCGTCACGGTCAATTTTGTTAGCAATAGCAGCAACGGCTGGCTTCAATACACGATCAGAGAACATATCTAAAGACAATGCTAAATCTTGAGTTGTAAACTGAGTTGACACTTGATACTGCGTTGTTAATGTAACAGGTACAGAAGTTTCGTTAAAATCTTCAACTACTAATTGCGGGCCTGTAGCACCAATAAAACGACCAGGACGTCTTACGTTTACTGTATTACCAATCTTGCCGCCAACGATTGCAAACTGATCGTCATAGTTACGATCTACTTCTGATGTAAATGTTAATTCGTTCTCCAAGACCATTAGAGCTTCGTTTGTGATCTTGGAAATGGTTAGCAAATTATTTGCCATGATTATTTCCTTTTTAAAAGATTAAGTTTTTACCTGATCCTTTTAGCTTGTCGCATCGCTTTATATTGTGCAAACGTCATCTTATCTGTATCAGTAATGACAGCTTGCTCGCTATTTGTAGCTTTTAACGGACTAATAGGGGCAGGTGCTTTTGACTTCTGAGCAACAGGTTTCACTTCTTTAGGCTCGGTTTTTTCAAACTTTGCTTCCAATTTCCCTATTTCTCTTAAAGCAGTAATAAGCGAAGATTTTGATATTTTTTCTGCGATGTCAGGATTTTCTGCCAAGTGATATAAAATTCTTGGCCCTACATCACTCTCCAAAATTGCATCTCTAACCTGGTCACTCACAACCACATCACTAGATGCCACCATTTCTTCATAATCAGGAAGCTCTGCTTTCGTTGCATTTAAACGTGTATTCCATCCTTCGATGACCTTATTACGTTCTTCTGCAAGTTTCTTTTCAGTATCTTCTTGTCTAGCTCTCATTACAGCGTTTTCAGCACTCCAATCAGCTAATGCTTCTGCATATTCAAAAGCATCTACAAATTGATCTGGCTTCGGCTTTTCATCTCGATTCGCTTCAACTTTAGGTCGGGCGGCAGATTCAAATTCCTTTAAACGAGCTTCAATTTCTTCTCGTTTTTGACGTTCATAAGCTGCATCTTGTTTAGCTTGTTCACGTTCTTTAACGATTTTATCTATTCTCTTTTCAAGCCTAGGTTTTGGTTTCGGTTCTTCTGTTACTTCCGCCTCGTTTTCTGCATCAGATTCATTCTGAACCGTTTGTTCCTCATCTGGCTCTGTAGTTAATTCCTCAACTACCACAGGTTGGGTTTCGGCAGCTAAACCTAGTTTGTTTGCATAAAATTCGGCACTATTCTCACTTGTTAATACAGTTGCTTCTGACATGGAATTCTCCAAGAATTTTACCCAATGTACCTCATTGGTAAGGTTTACTTATCTTAATGCTATTGTTGTTAATTTACAACTATATTGCACGTTCTACAGCTTCAGCATTAGCTTCTTTAAATTCAGTACGATTTAAATGCGCTAACACTAATGCTAAT